CCCGTACATCGGCTCCCGGGCAAGCCACAACTCGAAAGTGGTGTCGCCCGGGGTTACCGGCGTGTTCATTCGAATAGCAAAGTCGGTAAAGTCATACTCCAGTGAAAAATGATCACCGTCCTCTGACCTCCTCTGACCCCCGAGAGGGGTGACCAATAAGGCCACCCCAGTGTCCTCGCCGCACTTGCGATACTCAGCCGTTACCGAACCAAGGGTCTCCATCGAGGAGTCCATCAGCTGTCTGCCAAGCTCAAACAAGTTCGTCATAGGTCTCTCTTTCAGGATCAGCCAGCGAACTCAGCGCGCATTGGGCGAACGAGGATGTGAGTGTCCAGAGCAGAAGCTGATCGCTCAACTTTGCCGAGGAAGACAGTGTCGTCGCCAGTGCCAGCAGCAGTAGCCAGACCGGTGTAAGGGTTGCTCGTTCGGTTGTAAGCAACGCCGGTGTCAGCCAGTTCAACGAACAGGTCAGAACCAGGAGCGTGCAGCTCGGTAGTAGCACCGTTAGCATCGTGTGCTGGGTTGACAACCTTCACAACAGAACCACCGTCAGCCAGAGCACAGGCGTGAGCTTCGCCAACTGCAACGTCGCAGTCAGAGATCATGATGTCGCCCTGAGCGTCAACTTCGATTTCGCCGTTATTGTAAGCGGCAGTAGCGTCGCCCAAGTTCGTGTGGGCAGAGCCACCGTTGACGAGTGTGCAGATGAGATTAGACATGCTAGATTTATTCCTTTCAAGGAATTAAGTTTTTTAAGAGAGGGGGCTCAACGTGAACCCCCTTAGGTTTGCCGTTAGGCGGTTACTTACGCACCAGTTGATCGAACGATACCGATGTTGTTCACAGCAGCAATACCGTAGTCGAAGTAAGCGCGCCATTGCGCTCCAAGTGTGTTGAAGGTAGTTTCGCTACGCTCAACGGTAGGAGTGCGGTTGCCGTTCAGGAACAGAGTTTCCAGAACAGGCAGTTCGCGTGGGCCAGCCAGCAGGAACCAGCCAGTGCCGGAGCTGTTAGCGACAGAAGCGTTCTTCAGCCATGGGCTGCTGATCACAGTGTCAACGATACCGGCGTGGGTGTTGCCAGCAACGACGTTGCGAGAAGGATCAGGAACAGCGATTTCGCCGCCGTTAACCAGGCTCAGAGCCTGACGGTACATAGCACCTGACTGAACCAACAGGACAGAAGGAGTGACGTCGATAGGAGTTCCGTCGCTGTCCACGAGGTCCGTGAACAGGTCCAAGCCAGCGTCGAGGCCAGAAGCGTCGAACACGTCGTTGATCTGGTTGGTGGTGTCCCAAGTCAGTGCAGAGTACAGCTTGGTGATCAGGTCGCGCTCAAGAGTTTTAGCAGCGCCGCGGCCGAACTCTTCGCCGATCTGAGTGAACACGCCGAGGTCATCGTTGATAATGCTCTTCCGAGGGGCCGAGATCATAGCAGCAACAGTTTCAACTTCGTTGCTGAACTCGGTCTGGCTGAAGCTCTTGTGCTCAATTTCGCCGGTCTTAGCCAGCTTAGACATAAAGCCACCGCCTTCGATGCGGTACTTGTGAGTAGGTCGGCAGTCGCGAGCAGAAGCAACAGAGCTGATGCTGTCCAAGATGCTCGGGTACATGCTAAAGCGAGAGTAGAGAACCTTGTTCAGAACGTCAGTCGTCAGAACGCCCAGATCCAGCGTTGACCAACCCTGAGAAGCAGCAACTTCGCCGCTAGCGCGACGGATGTTGGCAGCCATGTCCAGATCCTGAGCAGCAGCCAGAATCTCGTTACCCTGAGCGCCGACGCGCAGGCTCTTGCCCTGAGATTTAGCAGCGTGGTGGATGGCTCCGTGCCATGAAATCCCTCTATACTCCGCAGAAGCAGCCATGTCGCGAACGTCGTCGCTGTAGCCGTTCAGTGCAGAGTCGTCAGCAGGAACGCCAGCTTCGATTGCCATGGAGCAAGCGATAACGTCGTTCATGTTGATGCCAGCTTCAACGTCGCGGGCAACGAAGCCCTCAGGAGCAGAATTTTCGATCGTCATTGTTAGTTTTTCCTTTTGGCAGGTCTCTTCGTCCCAGCCATTTGTGATTGCGGATGCCTTGAGTTCGGCGTAGATAGGATTGTCACCAAAGGTCTTCTCGACCATGGCGATTGCCTGCTGCTGCTCAACGTAAGCTGCGGCGAGGTCAGCAGCAGGTGCTGCAGTAATTTCATCAGAAGCGGCCAGTTCTGCGACTTCTTCCAGTGCGTCAGGGGCGCTTGCTGCGGCCTCTTCTGCAGGTGCTTCAGGAGCAGCTTCTTCGACTACTTCTTCAGCGGGAGCTTCTTCGGCAACAGGCTCTTCAGCCGGTGCTTCGGGAGCTTCTTCTTCTACAGGTTCAGCAGCAGGCTCTTCGACTTCTTCAGCGTCTTCAACTTCAGGGGTAGCCTCTTCGGCTACTTCCTCGGTTTCTTCAGCTTCATCAGCCTCAGGTGCCTCGTCTGCTACAGGTTCTTCAACAGGAACTTCGACGGGGGCGTCTTCGACGGGCTGTTCGGCTGCAGGCGTTTCGCCTTCGCTAGCCGCAACTTCAACCACGTCTTCTTTAACGTCCACCACCAGCTCTTCCTGTTCAAGAGCGGAGTCGTCGGACATGACAGCTCCTTTCTTAGCTAGGGATGCGGCGATAGCAGCCTCAGGGCTGCCTTGATCAGCTCCTAATCCGGTCCACGATGTTTCGCGGAACAGGAACTCATCTATAACATATATCGGACCCTCAAAGGTCCGTCCGTTCAACTGTACTTCTTTACCCTCCTTTACAAAGCGTAATTTCTTGATTGGTCCTCTGACGCTCATTTGCCACGGGAATCCAGCTTTGCCTGCTTCGACGACCATGTTGGTCTCGCCGGAGGGAACGCTGAACTTGCCGTCCTCTACCCGAATCTCGGTAGCGGTGACATCGGGCTTGTGATGACCGACAGGACGATTCGCGTCGTGTGCGAACAGGGATACTTGTGGGTCCTTAGCGATCCTAACCCCTTTGAGGTTGATCACCATCGGATGGGGGTATCCGGGTTGCGTCAACGTCCCACCGGTGTAAGCAGCGCCCGTATAGGTGGGCTCCTTCTTACCGATCTGGACGTTGGCCTCGCTTGCAGCCAGTGCCATGTCGCTACCGAGGTCGTTAAGTGCGTCCTTGGTAACTCCGGTGGCTGCGAGCCTGTTCTTGGCGCTTCGCAGCGCTCGTTGTTTCATAGGCCTATCCTTTGTGCTGGAATTATCGCGTGTTTAAGTCTCAGTTTTACATTTTGTGCAAGTCTTGCAGTCCATGTTATCGTCCTTCCTGCCGTGGGTCTTCAACCTGTTCTTCGATTTCCTGCTCGTCGTCCTCAGTGATTTCCTGAGGCGGCTGACCGTGAAGGTATCGACCAAGGGCCTGTCTGTAGGCCTGNACGCTCTCGTATCCTAACTCTTCAGCGGCTCTTTCGTCAACTGCGTCAACGTCCAAACCCTTCTTCGCCAAGATAGCTCCACGGCTTGAGCCACCGTATCGCAAAGATGTCTCTTCAGCCTTAGCGTTCTTCGCGGGGTCGATATGGTCTAGGCCGTCCCAGAACCAACTGTGCTTCAGATCATACCCGTGAACTTCCTTCGGGTCAACCCCAAATTCCCTGGCGTAATAAAGTTTTACCCATTGGTTGAAGATCAGGTCCAGAACTTCGCATTCCATGTAGGACCGCTCGACGTCGTTGGACGCGAAGAAGGCCTGATGGTCCAGTCGACCGGAAGCGTAGTTGTAGGATGAACTGTCTCCGCTGGCAATGTTGAAAGGTACGTTCAGGCAGCGTGCGATCTCTCGGATGATCGACCGTACGAACTCGTTGTAGTCGCTGTTGGGCTGTGCCCCGGAGAACTCTTTCATCTTCATGCCGTTGGGCAGAGTCAGGAGCGTGTTGCGTCCGGTCGGCAGAGTGCCCAGCCAGTCGTCCTCACCGATGGATGACAGGGGGTTGCCCATGTCGTCGTACTCAGCTTCAGTCTCGAGGACACCAGTGATGTTCGATGATTTCTCCACGTTTGTGATTGTGGCCAGTGTCATGCGTCGCAGGAGTGCGAACAGCGGCAAGGCCGTCAGAACTTCCGAAACTCCGCGTTTCTGGCCGGGCCGGTCGATTCTGTACATGTGTGCCATGTAGTCGCTTGGGATCCACTGCGTCATGCTGTACGCGCCGTCGTGCGAGTTGGTCTCGCCGGGGTGGCGTCTTCGGACAGGGTACTTCAGCGCGTTTCCGTAGCGATCGTACTTAATGCCGTCTCCGCCGTCTGTTTTCATGCTGGGCGCTGTGAAGCTGTCTTCTTCGACTTGCTCGGCTTCAAACAGCTGTAAGGCGAGGCCGTACCCCGTGACTTCCCGCATTCTCGGGTTCGAGACCACTGATAGGAAGGCCTCGCCATCGACTTTCCGTGTCGATACAGCTGTTCGGAGCATTTCGGCCAGCCGTACGTGCTTGGCCCAGCGCGTCCATTCTGTTTCAATGTCTGCGTTCAATTCTCGGTTCGGTCGGCCGTCTGGGCCTGACAGCTGCATCTGCAGCCGTGGTCCCGTGCCGATCACGAAGTTGCTTAGTGTCTGGAGAATCCCGGTGAGATAGGAGTTCTGGGACCTCTCCATGCGTGCCTTATTTCGGATCCGTTGCCGGACGTCCTTTGTGATTGCCGCATTGGGGCCTAGGGAGTCCGCGTGGCGGAAATGGCCCGATAGTTCAGGAATAGCCAAGCCGGCATCGACCGACGCCTGCAGGACGCTCTTGTTGCGTCTGGCNGCCTCAGAGGGTTGCGGCAGGGGCTTTCCGAAGTGATCCAAGATTGCCATTAGTTGTTCTCCGGGTTGTAGTTGTGTAAATATATCCCCTCTATGTAGAGTATACGTTTTTTCGGTCGGCGTAACTACTACTATTTGGGAAAAAAAGTCAAAATATCTCAAAATAATTCCGGAATCAAGGAAGAATAGCCCTAAACCCTGTCATATCAAGGGTTTAGGGCGATTGGGTTATTCTCCGAACTTGGGAGCCATGGTCCGGACGACAGCCTCGAGGGAGCCAGCTGGGCAGTCCTTCTCGGCCCGGCCGAGGAACCTAGTGCTGGCTGTGGCCGTGGCCGTCAGCAGGTAGTATGGGTTGTCGCTGGACTCAAAGGCCTCAGCGGGCGTACGTAGCTCCACGTACACGTTGTCNCCCCGTGAGAAGGCCACTTGGTCGTAGTTGGGGACTCGGTAGACAGCTGTGCCATTGGCTGTGGTGGCCGCGAAGGGCTCTTCAGCGTCGTAGTTGTCGGACATGATCAGAAATCCACCGTCATCGTGGATCTCGAGCTGGCCGGTCTTGTAGATCCGTGCAGCGTCTCCACGCTCAGATACCACGGGGTTGCCGGATACGAGGATGAGCTTGAGGTTGCCGGATGGAACTGATTCGATAAGGATTTCGATGCCACTGGCCGTGATGATGGCGTCTAGGGCTTCGTCTGCTAGGATTTCATCTGTAAATTCAGTCATTGTGTCACCTTTTTGTGGTAGGGTATAAAAGGCCGCCCCGCTGTTACACGGGACGGCTTAGGTTAGAGTTTACATCCTAGGNAGTCAAGCCNGGGATGGTGACATTCTGGATGTCGTTCGATACCATGCTGATCATGTTCAGCTTGGTGAAGTTCTGGTCCGTATCAGCCACNATGTTTCGGATCATGTTGGAGTACGAGTCCAGGTTGCCNTCNCCCATCAGCCAGNTCTGAGTAGACGCCNTGCTACCCGTGTCGTTCAGAGCTGAAGNTGGCGTTGTTGTAGTTGTCCCACGCAATCCGATATGGGTTGCCGAGCTTATCATCGTTCAACCAAGTGACCGGATCTGTCAGCATGTTCTCGATCTCCGCATCAC